CGAAAAGTTTGAGGGTTGGAGACCGTGGAAACAATGTTGAAGTAGGGAAGGTTATAGTAGACGAAGAAGGGAAGATTGTTGGTTTTCAGACTCCGGTGCTGTTGCCGGAAGGAACGCCGGTAGAACCTGTAGCCGCTAGTGTGGTTCTTGGCTCGGGTGATGCCGCCGTAGAATTTACTGCTAATGTTGCTGGTGCGGCTGGTAACAACATCAGTGTGGAGTTTATAGACTCTGGGACGACGAATGCTAGTCTGGATGTGAGTGTTAGTGACAGCAAGATTACAGTTTCGTTGGCGACTGACGGAACTGGGACGATTACGTCGACGGCGAATGATGTCATAGGGGCTGTAAATGGTGATGCAGAAGCAAGTGCGTTGGTAACTGCGTCTGCTCCTGGTGCCGGTACTGGTGTTGTATCCGCTCAGCCTGAGACGAATCTTGAAAATGGTGTGGATGGAACGCCTGGTTCGAAAGGAGCACTTATGTTCGACTCCAGTAATGTTTATATCTCTGTTGATGTATCGACCGTCTCTGTTTCGAACTGGAAGAAGGTAGCACTTAGTGCATTAAGTTAGTCTGAAGATTGATTAAACTGGAACAGGAGGAATGATGTATGGCACGGAAGAGATTCAGAAATAAGACGAATAGGTTGCAACTGGTGTATGATGAACATGGTGAGAAGAGAGAAATTGTTCCTGGTGGGACTGTGATTTTGGAAGAAAGTTGGGGAAGACGATTTGCTCGGGTGTTAGAGTTGGTTGATTCTGCGAATAAGACGAGTGCCAGCACAGGAGGGAACAAGAAGGACGTTAAGAAGTAAGAGGAGGGTGAAGTATGGCTGATATAGGGGAATTGATACGTGAAGTTCGTGAGCGGATGGGAAATCCGTCCACAGACGTTTTACCGGATACGTCATTGCAGACTGCCGTGAACACAGCGTTGGCAGAGGTTTCACGATTGATGCCGATTTACGTCTACAAGCAGTTAGACCTTCAGATTGACGTTGCTGAATATACTGTAGATGAAGAGATTGTTGATGTAATTGATTTTTGGATGGCGTATCCGCAGTCTTCAGCCGAATTCGCCCTCGATTTGTTAGATGAAGTAGGTCATGTAGTTGGGTTTTATCCTGAGTATGTTGGAATGAAAGTGTTTCACAGCCCGTCATTGATGAATATTCTTGAGCAGAAGTGGGAGCAGTGGCATTACCGTTACGGCTACGGCTGGGAGTGGAATCCTGATAGTCGTAAGATTTTGGTAATGCCACCACCCCGCTTTGCCGGGAAAGCCGTGTATAAGGGGACGATGACGAGGACGCTTGATACGATACCGTCGAAGTATATGCAGGCGTTTAAAGATTTGATTCGTGCTGAAGCAATGGATACGTTGGCTAGTGCTTATGGTGGAGTCACGTCCGTCCCGATTGGAATTGGGAATGTCAGTTTTGATGCAACGAAGTTGGCTGAAAAAGCTGAGAAGTTGAAGACTGAAGCTCTCCGTAAGCTCGGAGGTGCTGGAGGAGCGGTGGTGATAGGATGATGAAAGACCCGAGACGTGACCCGATGGCTCCTGAGAATTTACCGAAAGGTATGGTGATTAAGCCGCCTGAAGTAAAGTCTTTGTCGCAGGATGAACGAAATTATAGTGGCGAGATTTTGAAGGCGTTGAAAAGTATTTCCGGTATTGAAGTAGAAGTGGTGAAATTGGAAGTTATTGAAGAGAAAGGAGAAGACCCGCTTGTAACTGTGATAATGGAAGTCAGAAAGAAAGGGTGATGGCGGTATGTTGTCAGTTATTCAGAAAGAAGCAGTTAAGACCGCCATCCGTTTGAATCCGACGACGGTAAATGTAAGACGGCGTGAATATGTTCCTGATGGTGGTGGAAGAAAAGTAGTTGAGTCCGAACCTGGTGAGCACACGATTTTGTTGTATTCACGTTTTGCTGGACGAACTGATGTTGCCGGAACTGCTGGTAGACGTGAAAAAGTTATTTGGTTGGCGCTTGCTGATGCAGATGCTGATTTGAAGTGGGGAGCGAATGTCGTAGATGAGTTCGATGTTGAAGGATTAGGTACGTTCAGAATAGTGGATGGTCAGCCTATAAAAGCTGAGGATGAAATCGCAGGGTATTACCTGACGCTGGAGTTGGTGAAGTAATGCGGATAAAGATAAGCGGGATTAGTAACGTGATTGAAGAATTGCGGCGTTGGGATAAGAGCAAGAGGAAGGAATTAGGTGATGTTGCAAATAGAGAAATTGCGCCGATGCTTGAACGTTATGCTAAGGCGAATCGTCCTTGGAAAGACAGAACAGGTAATGCTCGGCGTGGGCTGACTGCAAGTTCTGAAATGACAGCATCTGAGTTAGTAATTAGGTTGGCGCATACGGTTCCGTATGGTGTATTTCTGGAGTTGTGTCAGGCTGGAAAGTACGCTATTTTGCTCCCGACGATGGAGAAGAATCGTGCTGAGCTTGAACGAATTCTTCGTAGATTTTGGGAAGAGTAGGTGTTTGTAAATGCGTGATGCAATCAGAGATAGACTGATACAGATGGTGACAGAGTTTCAAGGCCGAGTGTTTGAGACGTTTATGGCTGGCCCCGAAGTTGAGAAACCGTATGCTGTAATTGTCATAGGTGGAGAAAGCAGGACGAACATGCGTTACGGTTTTGACGTTCCGGTGCAAGTTTGGCCGTATGTGGATGTGACCAGTTTTAAGAGTGTAGATGGTTTAGTGGCAAAGATTGTTGATGCTTTGGTGAATGTGGATTTAGAGACTAGTGATGGTATGGTGTTTAGGCTCAGATATGTTGGTTCCGGAGATGATTTTTATGATAATGAGTGGCAGGCACTGACACGTAGGCTCGATTTTGAAACCGAAGTGATACGTGGAGGTTAAGGAAGGTGAGTGTATGAAAGCCCGTGTGACCAGAACGATAAGGTTTAGAGGACAGCTTTATAGGTTGGTTGCTGGTCAGGACGTAGGTAGACTGCCGAAAGAATTGGAGAAGAATCTGATTTCGGCTGGTTTACTAGAGACTGAATCAGCATTGTCTGAAAGAAATCAGAAAGTAATTCTGCTTGAAGGAGAGAAGACTCCGAAAGAGCAGATGGTAGAAGAAGATAATGAAAGAAAGGAGGACTAGTATAGATGCCGAAGCCAACTCAGGTGAAGAAAGGATACTTGCGTGGAGTAAGAGGAGTTCTGATAACGCCTTTGAATGCGGATGGTTCGAAACCGTATCCCGCTCCAGAAAAGCATTGGATAGATACAGCACAGGAAGTAAGTGTAGAAGCTGAAGTAGTTGAAGGTGATTCTGATGAACTTCGTGGCGGAGACAGAATTCTGGTTAGAGTAGAAGAAGATGATATAGTTGTCGGTGCAGAACTTGGCTTCACTGATGCCAGGTTTGATGCTAAGGCGACTGAATTGATTGCAGGCGGAACGCTGATATACGATGGTGATAACCCAGATGTAATTGTGGGATGGGAAGCTCCGAAGATTGAAGACCAGTATAATCGTAAGCCATTTTGGGCTGATGTGTTTGTACAGGCGTATAATGCCGCTGGTGGTAGAGAAGCGTATCTGATGTATTCGTTCCGTTATTGTAAGGGGTATGCACCGAACATCACGCATTCTGACCAGGAGTGGGGAACGCCGGAGTTCACGATTAAAGCCAGGGAGAATCCTGCTACTGGAGAATCAACGTATAAGAAAGAATTTGTAGGTGTGTTGCCGCCTGAACCGCCGACGAATTTACAGGCGACACCTGGAGATGCACAAGTTACGTTGACCTGGGATGCCGTTCCTAATGCTGATTCATATAAGGTGTTCTATTATGCTGGTAGTAGTGCACCGACTGACCCCAGTGATTGGATAGAAGCTGATGAAGGAACTACGATTACTGATACGACTCACACTGTGACGAACTTGCAGAATGATACTGAATATGTTTTTGCTGTGATTGCCGTCAATGAAGCTACTGAATCTGGATTGTCTGATGTAGTTAATGCAACGCCGACGACAGGTGCGTAAAGAATTTTGATGGGAGATGATGTGTTATGAAGATTCCGTTCCTGGTTCCAACGGGAGAAGTATATTGTGATGATTGTGGGAGACGGATTTTCTTGAATGAAGTAAGGATAGAAGAAGAAAAACTGGTGAAAGGTAGAACGGGGTATTTCTTCCGTTGTCCGCACTGCCGGGTGAAGTATCCGTTTGCGAGCATTACGAAGAAAGGTAGTGCCATGCTTTCAGAGTTGAAGGTAGCTCGTGAAAGAGTTATGTCAGCAGTCGGTGATAGGAAGAGATACCCCGTCGTTCTTCGTAGGTATGAAAAGCTGTTAGAAAAGTATCAAAAAGAAGTTGGTGGCCCGTATTCTGAGGAGGAGGTCGTTAAGAATGGGTAATGCTCCGAAAGTGATTACGATTGAAGAGATTAAAGAACGTGCTAAGGGAACTGTTGTTGAAATTCCTGGTTGGGTTCCTGGTGAGAAAATTGGTGTACGGTTGCGTGCAATTGATTTGACTCCACATATCATGCAGTTGGATAGTATACCGAATGTCTTGAGGACTGCCGCATTTGAGGTTTTTGAAAAAGGTAAGAAGGGCGATGCTAAAGAACGAAAGATGCAAACGCCTGTATCCGATACTACTGATTTGAAGAAGATTCTCCCGATTATTGATGCGATAGTAAAGGAGTGTTTGGTTGAACCGAAGTGGGAAGACTTTGAGGAGAATTACCCGCTTACGATGGTGCAGAAAATGGCGATTTTTGAGTTTGCAATGGCTGGAGTAGATGCCCTCGAATCCTTTCGTTCGTGACCCTGTGAAAATGACGGAGTTAATCGGGATTGCCAGAACGTTTGGTTGCAGACCGTCCGACCTTATTGCCGGGTTAACCAGTTACGAAGCGTACTGTTTTGACTCGGCTTGTTTAGTATATGTGACGTTTTTAGAAAAGGGGAAGAAACCGATTGAATTAGAGGAGGATGCAACCAAATGGTTGTAAGGAGGTGAAGACATGGCAAGAAATCTCGGTTCGATATATGCTGAACTGCGCCTCCGACTTGACAGGTTGAAGCAAGACATTAGTGAAGCCGAAGCTCAGTTGAAACAAGCTGGTTCTCAGATGGAGTCTGCGTTGAAGCCGATGACCACTGCTGAAGAAAAGATGAAGACTGCCGGAACAGCTTTGTCGAAGTACGTTACAGCGCCATTAGTGGGAATAACGACAGCCGCTGTGTATACTGGAATGAAGTTTGACGATGCGATGGCTCAGGTTCGTGCAATCAGTGGTGCTACAGGTGCTGATTTTGAACGACTGAGGAATCAGGCGAAAGAATTAGGTAGAACGACGAGATTTTCAGCATCGGAAGCCGCCGCTGGTATGACCATGCTGGCTAGGGCTGGTTTTGACGTAAATGAGATTATGGCGGCAATGCCTGGTATGTTAGATTTAGCATCGGCTGGT